TTATCAACTAGGCACTGATTATACTAAAAAGACTCAAGAAGTAGCTGAACAGCGTAAAGTCATTGAGCAGGAAGCTAAAGCTATTATTGAAGCTAGAAAAGTTAGAGATGATTATCAAAATAAATTGCAGTCAATAGAAGAATTTTTAACTGGACAAAATGACAGTCCAGAAGAATTGTCAGCAATGAAGGAGAACGACCCAGTAGGATATGCAGTTAAGGTCGCAGAAATGACCGAAAAGAAAGAACAGTTACAAGCTATACAAGCTGAAAAGCAACGCATTGCTCAAGAACAACAAACAGAGCAACAAGCACAAATGCAAAAGTTTGTACAACAAGAACAAAATAAACTAGCAGAGTCCTTACCAGAGTTTTCAGACAAAACGAAAGGCGAACAAATCAGAAATGATATTCGTAGCTACGGAAAAAAGATGGGGTTTACAGACCAAGAGTTAGCTCAAGTCTATGACTCTCGTCATGTATTGGTATTACATAAAGCAGCACAGTATGACAAATTAATGTCAGGTAAAGCTAATGTTAAGAAGAAGGTAGCGAAAGCTCCTAAAACAGTCAAGGGTGGTGCAAAGGTAAAACAAACCAATATAGATACAAAACGAAAACAGATGGCAAGGCTAAAGCACTCTGGAAGAAAAGAAGATGCAGCAGCCTTATTTGAAAACTTTATTTAAGGAAATATAAACAATGGCAACATATTTAACATACACCGATAAAGTCGGTGATATTCAACAAAGTAACAGAGAAGATTTAACAGATGTAATTTACAACATCTCACCAACAGATACTCCTTTCATGAGTACAATTGGTAAATCTACAGCAAAGGGTACATACCATGAGTGGCAAGTAGACGAATTAGCTGATGCAGTTGATGACAACGCAGCAGTTGAGGGTGCAGATGCTACTGCTATGACTTTGAACCCAACAACTCGTGTGGGTAACAGAACTCAAATCTCACAAAAGACTATCCAAATTGCAGGTACACAAGAGATTGTGGACAAAGCAGGTAAGAAGTCTGAAAAAGCATACCAACTTGCAAAAGTTTCTGCTGAACTAAAACGAGACATGGAGAAAACTCTCCTATCTAACAACCCTGCTGATGCAGGTGATTCAGCTACAGCTAGAAATCTTGGTGGCTTACAAACATGGCTAGAAACTAACTATGTTGGTACAGGTACAGCAGGTAAAGGTGGTACTGATGCTCGTGTTGAAGGTACTCCTGCTGCATTTACAGAAGATATGCTTAAAGATGCAGTTCGTAAGGCATACGAAGCAGGTGGTGACCCAACTATTCTTATGGTTACTCCACATTGCAAACAAGTAGCTTCTACATTCACAGGTATTGCAGGACAGCGTTATCAAGCTCCTGCTGATAAAGCAACTACTATCATTGGTGCTGCTGATGTCTATCTATCAGACTTCGGTACAGTTTCTGTTGTTCCTAACAGACTAATGACAGATGCAGCTGCTTCAGGTGATGTAGCATTTGTACTAGACCCAGAATATGCTTCTGTAGCATATCTACGACCATTCCAAACTAATGAATTGGCTAGAACTGGTGACAGTGAAAAAACTCAACTTTTAGTAGAATACACACTACAAGTTAAGAACGAAGCAGCACACGCAATTATTGCTGATTTAGATAAGTAATATGGTTATTGCCCCTTCGGGGGCATTACCTTTACAGGACAACTATGAAAAAACATAAAGTACATGATGTAGGTGATGGCATTGTTATTGAAACAGCACAAGATGTCACTGATATTGTTGAGCGTAATAAACTAGAATACAACAACTCTACTAGCACTTGGGGTGAAGATGTATTTGACAACAAGATAGCAAGTCTTCCTATGGTCGTAGTAGATGAACTAAACAAACAAAAAATTATGAGAGGATTTCATGTTCTGGATGTAAAGAAGTTTAAAGAATTCTTAAATCATCCTGACAACAGATTCTTCAGAACAAAACAAGGCAGAATATAATGGCAGTCTTTAAATCTTATAGTGACTTGAAAACACAGGTAGCTAATTATCTAGCAAGGCAAGACCTGAATGATAAAATACCTACATTCATAGAAATGGCAGAGATTAGATTAAACAGAGATTTAAGGTTAAGACAGACACTACAAAATTCTACATACACAATGGTAGCAAGGAAAAAAGAAGTTCCTGCACCTAGTGACTTTCTTGAAATGAAAGACCAACACTTGAATACCCAACCAATTACTAATCTAGGGTTTCAATCAACATCATCTTTCTTTCGTAATGGGTTAGTCAACACAATAGGTAAACCAAAGTTCTATACACAGGTATCACAGAACTTTACTTACGCACCAACACCAGATTCAGACTACGAAGTTGAAATGACTTATTATAAAAAGCCAACTTTAATGTCAGACACAAATCCAAGTAACGAGTATTTAATTTATTGTCCAGATTTATTATTATACGCTGCACTCGCTGAAGCTGCTCCTTACCTTATGGATGATGCAAGACTCGCAACATGGCAACTTCTGTATGACAGAGGTTTAGCTTCTTTAACCAAGTCTAATGAGGAATCAGAATATCCTGCACAGCCATTAGCAGTTCAACTAATATAGAGGAAAAACAATGGACTTTTCAAATTATTTAGCTAACGCTACAATTAACGCTACTACTAGAGGTGTTCCTTATGCACCACCTGTTAAGGTTTGGGTTGCTTTATACACAACAGACCCAACAAAAGACGACACAGGTCTTGAGGTATCAGGCTCTGGAGGTACATATTCTAGGGAAGAACTTAAATTAAGTATGCCTTTTGATGGTGTATCTACAAATGAAAACCTAATGCAATGGAACACAGCAACAACAGAGTGGGGTTTAATTACACACATAACTATTCATGATTCAGAGACAGGTGGAAATATGCTTTATTTCACACCATTAGATGTTCCAAAAAATATTGAGATTGGCGACCAATTCCAAATTACTGTTGGTAATCTAAAACTAACCTTATCATAGGACAAAACAATGGCTGTTACATTAAAAGATAGAGTAAAAACAGCTTGTACTAGCTTTGGCAAAACTAACATTGTCTTTGGTGAAACTAGAACAGGCTTTCAAGGTTGGGAAAAAGTACCTAATGGTGATGATACTTATTACTGTTTAACCCAAAGCAATGAATGGGAAGTGGGTTATGGTACTAAATCTGATACAGGACTCACAAGAAATGTATTAGACTCTAGCGACTTTGGAAACAAGCTTTCATTATCAGGTGATTCAGATGTATTCTTGACTTACCCTGCTGATGTTGCTGTAGTAAAAGATATTTATGGAAATCTACTCATAGATGGTTCAATGACAGCCAAAGCCTATTTTGGTGATGCAAGTACATTAGATAACTTGCCTACACTAGAGACTTTAGGATTAGAAAACCACGATAAAATTACTGTAACAAATAAAGGTGATGTCACTGCAAACTCATACAGTGGTGATGGTAGTAAGCTAACAGGTGTGATGATTGACCTGAAAGAAAATGGTTTAGAGAATCATGACCAAATCAAAGTAGATAGCTCTGGCACTGTAACTGTTAATAACTTACAGTCAAACACAATAGGTCAGGGTAATAATTGGACAACACAAGGATTAGATGCAGAGATTGTATTAGCACAGTATGGTGCATCCAAGATGTCTGTAGACAGCAGTGGTCAAGTGTCTGCAAGAACTTATGTAGGTGATGGTACACAATTAGATGGACTGGTAGAAGAAGCACCAGAGGATGGTAAGAAATACGCAAGGATAGATAAAGGTTGGAGTGAGCTAGGCAATGCTTATTTGGTTGCAGATGATTGTATATATCTAAACAAACAGGAAATTATAAATGACTATGTAATGCCTGTTGGTTATAACGGCATGACAGCAGGACCTATACTTCAAAGAGGGGATATTACAATTCCAGAAGGAAGTGAATGGACAATTCTAGGCGGAGGTGGTAGTGGCGGTGGTGAAGTTGCATTGCAACTAAAACAGAAAATGTCATACCTAGAAAAGAGATTATCAAAGATGGATACAATTATCAAACAAATGAACAATCAATTAAGAGGACAATAAAATGGCAAGTTTAAATTTATCAGGCAATAATAACAACTACTACAGAATTGAAGCAGGGGATAAGCAAGGAACATGGGCACTTACCCTACCTTCACAGAATGACACACTAGCAACACTAGCAGATGTACTTCAGCTAGGTTCTCCTTGGAAATTTAGAGGTCCTGCGGATATTACAAGTCCTATACCATTTAATGATACAGTGACTGGTGATGCTTTTGTCAACATGGTAGAAGGCAAACCAAACGCAGAATGGAAAGGTTTAGACGCAAATAAAGTTATTCCAGTAGATGCTTTAATTGTATTAGATGATACTGGTGACTGGCATGAGCTATCATCATCTGAAATTGACCCTATATTCCAAGCTAGTCCTGCATATGGCATTAATGATAATGATATATCTAAATGGAATGAAGCTTGGGATTGGCAAGACCACAACACAATGGGTTATCTTACATTACAAAGTGCTACAGCACTTGGCTATGGTGATTACAATAATTCCATATGGTCTGACCCTGCAACACAAGTTAAAGTAAACAATTGGGATTTAGCTTTTGGTTGGGGCAATCATGCAAACCAAAACTATC